ACCGGTGTTTGCGTGTCTTATGGCAAAAGGTAATGTTGAACTTAAAAATGGTTGCCCTGACGCTTGAGGTTTTTCTAATCTTCCATAAAGTTTGTCATCAATCCAAAAATCAACTGTAAATTCATTTATAGAAATAATCCAGCGAGATTTGTCCGCAATAGCTGGTGTATAAGAAGTAAAAATAGAAGATTGAACCTCCGTACCATTATAGTTAATTACTCCATTTACTCCCGCACTTGTTATTTTAAAATATACCCCATCCGTTGGTGCAAATGGTGTTGTTCCACCTTTACGAAATAAACCTATATCAACAACACTATTGGCAAACATTGCGGTGTTTAAACCACCTGTAAATTCGCAATATAAATTAGTTGTACCCATTAATGGAAATTCTTGATAGGTTGATAATGTTGAACCACCAACCGCAATAGATGAGGCTGAATTTGTGTTTAAACCAACTGCCGACCACGCTAAGGTAAATACCGAAGTAGCAGTATTGTGTTTACCAGTATTTTGAGCAGTATAGTTAAATGTTTCAACGTCTAATATTGTTTCAGCAGCTGTTCTTGTTCTAAAATCACTATCTACTTCGGGTGAAGCTAATATAACATCACCAGCGGGATTTAAGTTCTCGCCGTTATCTATTTCGGAATATATCTTAACTGCGCTTACTGAGTTAGGGTTGCTTGCTGCATTTCTTTCTAATGAAGCGTTTAAAGCGTAATCGCTTGTTACATTTGCTAAACCTGAAGTATTACTACCTCCTTGAATTTTGGTACTCATTGTTTATAGTTTTATTGTTGTTTTTAAAATTGCTTTATAATTTCCACTTGCATTATTATTGGCTATTGCCCCTAAATTAATATCGCTACCAGATATGCTTATTACGTTTGCATTTACTCCATTATTTACCCAATCGTCAAAACTTGCAAAGGTAGTACCGTCATCGTCTACTGGCAATATGCTTGTAGATAAAATAGTATTGTTAAATAAACTATTGGTTACGGTTGCTTCTGCTTTGTTTTCCTCGTTTCCAAAATTAAATGTTACAGTAGTATCAATTACCGCAACATCTTGAATCATATCAAAACGACCTGTAAAAGGATTAAATACTGTTTTTAGTGCCATTAAATTTTATTTACTGAGGTTAAATTATTATTTACATCATAAGTAAGTGTAAGAGTTGATACAGTTGTGCCACCACTACCGCCTGACTTATAAACTACTCCTGTTAAATTTCCACTCGTATAAGTACAATTAATATAATCGTATTGTGTAGGAGTAAGTGAATTTAAAGCAGCTAAATGATTATTAGTAGTCGTTTGATTTGCGGAAGTTGCTGCTCCTGTTGGTAAAGAAACAGTACCACTAATATTATTTATATCCCACGTACCGCTTTGATTTGCTGATACTGTACCGCTTACAGGTTGTGTTGCTGGAAAGTTGCTTACAGTAACACCTACATTACTTGCCCTTAACTGAGCATCTGTTAATGGTTGTGATAAGCCAGTATTAGCAGTAACTGTTCCACTAACCGTTACAGAACCATCAACAGTTAAACTACCCCCATTATCAGTTACGGGTATCCCTGATTGATTAGAAGCTATTGTAACTGGCAAACTGTTTGACATTGTGTTTTGACCTACAACACCTGTAATATCTCCTATTGCAGTTAGTAATGAGCCACTTGGATTTACTTTAACATCTACAAAAGAGCCACCACCAGAAGAACTTCTACCATGTATAGTTGTATTAGCAACTAAGCCTACATCCGTATTGGTTAAAGCAGTACCTAATTGTTTTGTATTAACAATTCCCGCACCGTCTGTTATTTTTGTTAATTGACTTCCATCTGTTTGATTAGATACTAATGTAGTTACTTTAGTCAATAACCTCTTAAATAAAGATATTAAACTAAAAGTACCAGTATCGGTAGTAGCTGAAGCATCTGCTTTAGCACCTATGTTAGTTTCTATATCAGCTAAAGTAGCTTCAGTAGCTAATACGCTTGGAGTGCTATCTGTTGTACTATTTAAAGCAAAATGTATTTGTAAGTCATCAGTATTACTAAATGTAGTAGTATCATAGTCTAAAGTCAAAACACTACCCGATAAAGTACCTCCTAAATCTGCACAAGTTGGATTATAAATTACTGTATCTTGGGTAGCATTTACAATTAATAAAAACTGTTCTAATGTAACAGTAGTAACACCGCTTATAGTTACTTCTTTTGTAGAAGCATTAAAACTATACGAGCCATATCCTACACCTATAATTATTTTTTCCATTACGATATTAAAATTGTTTGAACATAACCATTAGAACCACAAGGCTGAGTATTACACATACAATTAACCAACTGTTGTAATAATGAAATCATTTGCTGCTGTTTTGCACTTGTAGCTAAACCAGTTGTATTTATTGTAATACCACTATTTACTAAGGTTTCTAAGAAACTAACGGCTTGTGAAGCATTTGCAAAACCCCCTACTATTTGAGTGTAAGGAATATTTTTATAGTGCATTCCGTTTCTATCAATAATAACTAACTCGTTAACCCATTTAAAAGACACTTGGTTTTTTTCTAACTTCCAATTCTCTGTTCCGTCAGTTATTATAAAATACTTACTATCACTTGAAAAACTAAACATTTTCTTCTACGTCTTTTTCTTCGTTAATTACTTCGGTCTTTACGTTATTACTCATAGACTTTTCTTCCATTTTATCATAAACATATTTTTCTAATATCTCGTGCTGAGCGTTGTAGTCCATTGTTAGAAAGTCTTTGTAGTCGTTTATTGCCCGTTCGATAAAATTAGTAATATAAGTCGATAAAATAAAATCTTCTTTTGGTATTTCTCCAGTTAAATAAAGGTTGCTTATTTCGTCGCTACTTAATGTACTAAACGGGTCGTGTGTTTTTTCGCAATACATTTTACCTAATACTTGAGCGTCATTATTAAAAGCTTTCCTTGCATACTCCCACTCCAATTCATTAATAATAGTAGAATCCATTTGTGCGTCTCTCGCTTGTTTTACTTGGTCGCCAATTATGTTTGCGGTTATTAACTCATATTTACTTGGTACACTAATATAAGGTAACATTAAATCTCTTTCAGCCTTATTAGGTACTAAAAACTCGTAGCGATATTCATTAATTAACTCGTAAACGGGTTTAATGATATTCCATACAAAGTGATAAGCACAACCGTAAACCCAGTTATTTAGTTCGTCTCTATCGTATGCTTTTGCTATTCCACTTTGCCCAGCGTCTACTAAGAAGTCCATATGTATAGCACCTAAAGCGTTTTTAATATGTCCCTTTATACGTTCGTCTTGTACCCTTACTATTTCGGTGTTCTTTTGAATATATCCCGCTGGAGGTGTTGGGATAGGGTTTTCTCCAAATTGTTGAGGGTTTACTTTTATAGAGTGATAAGGGCTAAACTTCATTTTACCTGAGCCATCGCAACTACCGCAAATAACTTGTTTACCCGCTCTTAGTATCTTACCAGTTCCACTACATTGAGTGCAATCTTGACTTGCATAATACCAAAGCGTTGAGTACATATGTTGAACAACCTCTGCTTCTAAGTCCGACCATTCACGAGCAGCTATATCTAAATAAGGCAACATACCGTCAATTAAAGACTTATAAATAGGATAGTTATCTACTATTTTATAATGTAAGCCACCTGGACGAAAAGCTGGTACTCTGCCAAAATTAAATTTATATTTCAATTCTACTTCATACTGACCTTTGAAGTCCATTTTTTTAATCTCGTAAACCTCCTCTTTATCTATGTAAATAAATATACAATCGGTGTATTTACGACCATTAGCGTAATATTCATATACTTTGTCCGATTTATAAAGTATGTACTCATTCTCTTTATATTCGTGTATATTCTCGCTTAATACAACGTAAGGCAAAGGCTTTACAAATTCATTCTCCCTAACATCATAAGAATAAGGAAGCACTATAATAGCACCGTTAGGGTCTATTAAGTTGAAATTGATACCTACTTGTAAAAACCAATTCGTAACACTACGATAAATAGGCATAGACTTCTCGCAATAGTCCTCCAATGTTTCACCCTCTTTTATTCTTGCTGGTATGGTTGTTTCTTTATAGTCTATTTTAAAGTCTGGTGCTTTAGTAATCTTTTTTAAAGAATTACTTACTTTATCGCAAGCAGACTTAGTAACGGTCTTGTAAATCATTTTACGATAAGCCCTTATTTGTTCGTTTTCTCCAGGTCTTTGCTGGTCGATTAACTTCTTAAAATAAGGATTAGGCTTGTCGGCTTCTACATCGTACCCGTCAAAGTGAAACGAAGCTTTATGGTAGTAATTAACTGCTTGTTTGTGGGCTACATATTGGTATCTGTTTCCAATGTAATGTTCTATAAGTTCTTTGCTTGGTAACATTATATTAATTGTCTTTGTGGTATAAATTCTCTTTTATTTTTCGCTTTCCACAAGTTAACGAAACCTTTTTTATTTGCGTGATACTGCACTAAGTTATTATAAATTGTTTGTTCTTTTGTTGACTGACTTGAACCGCCTAAAGAATACGCATAAAACTGATTTAAAAGGTCTGCACCGTTTAGCTTTCTGTTTTCAGCTTGTTCCCAATAGATAGGTGTAAAATATTCAATAGGCTGTTCTAAATTCATTTGTAAGGACGTTAAACTAAAGATTAGTTCGTCAGGTATTCCACCTCCAAAAAGAGTATACTCTATGCTTAACGTTTCGTAATTCTTTTGGGACTTTTTAAAAAATTCTTTTACTTCTTTGCACTTTTTAAAGTAGATAAACTCCGAACTAAAGGAATAATATTTACCCTCTTTTATGTCGTACTTTTCACCCAATGTTTTAATGTTTGTCCACCAGCTATATTTTTCGTCTGGCTCACTCATCGGACAATATCCTCTATTTTGGATAACTAAATTTATATCCTTTAGCCTTTCAAATAATTCGGTTATAGGCTTTGTACCCCAAACCATATCTACATCGAGGTAAATAGTTTCATCATAAGGCGATAAATCATAAAGAGCGGTTTTAACCTTTATGTATTCCTTAAGTATTTTTGCCCTATGATAGTAATCTTTGTTAATGGTTTCTACTTTATCAAATAAACTCATTTCGTGCTGGTCAATATGCCTATCGGCTCCGTCTCCTAAACATAAAGTTATAGGTATCTCAGGGCTTGTATTCTTTAGGCTTATAGCTAAGTTTACAGCCATTTTACCGTAATAAGGGTGTCCAAGTGCTATTAATAGTATTCCTTTCATTATTCAAGCGATATTACACATTCTCCAGTAGTAGGGTCAATTAACAATGCTTCATCGGTAGGCGAAGTAAGGTCAACACCACAAGCGTTTGTTCTTAATCCTTGTTGCCATACATCAAACCTAACTATTGCAAAATTCTTATTCTTTTCAGTCCACTCAGGCTCGTAGTCCGAAGCGTCTGCGTAAGTTTCTACCGTATCAATATAAAAATTATCGTGCATTCGTGCAATAGCTAAAGCCCTATGTACGTTTTGGGGTAACATTTCTGTCATTACTTCAAACATTTCTGTTGAGTCTCCAGCCACCACCGTACTATTTAAGTTGTAGTTTTTCCAAATATTCCAAGTTTGTTTACTTGACCATTTACCAAAGTCGCAATGTATTCGTAAATTAAACTTAGTTGAAAAATCTACATAGTTAAAGTTAAATGCATTTTTGGTATTGTACCACTCGAAGTCTTTAGTACAATCGTGAACGTCTTTTATGTTTATACAGTTACTTTCATAAATATAGTTAAGGTCGCAACCGTTACTAAATATAGATACATCGTCAATATCGCAATCCTGGTTTACTTTTGTTGGTATACATACTAAACTAAATATTATTTCTATATCGGTGTCGTCTGTTGGTGTAAATGTAGCTGTTTTAGTTCCAGAAGTAGTTATTGTTGCAGTTGCGTAAACTGTTAAAGTATCTTTGCCCCTAATAGTTACAGTTAAAGAAGCTCCGTTATCAATTCTTAATTGAAAACTACCACTTAAAGACTTATTTAGTAAGCAAGGGTCAATAGTAAATATTTGTTTTAATGTTTGTACGTCTGTACTATCAGCACTTAAAATATTTGCGCTTGTTGTTATAGTTACCCCAGAAGTCCCAGTCCAACCCGTACTGCCATTAGAGAAATCTCCATTTGTAATTAATTGCTTATAAGACGTACTTTCATAAGTGTCTGTTAGCTTTAGTCTATAACACCCCTCCGCTAAACTTAAATCACTTCCCGAAGTTTCTACGTAAATCCATTCTCCTGATTGGCTTATTTCGCTTGTAGGTACTAACTTTATAAAGTTATCGTCTAAATCAAAAACACCTATCTCGAAATTATCAGGTATCTTATAAGCGTAAAGATTATCTATTGAACCATTGAAATTACTTGTAGGGGAAAAGTAAAACGGCTGCACTATCCCACTTGTTACAGTTCCAGTATAAATATAAACCCCGTTTTGGTCTATCGTACCTACTAAAGTACCACCTAAAGCTACTTTAACGTCTCCTTCCGTTGCTCCCGTTACACTTGCAACTATCTTGTAAGTGTCTCCAATAGTTAAGTTATAAATATAATTGCTAAGCTGAATAAATAAAGGTGTTGTATTTCCTTGTGTATGTTGAGCCTTATTAGTTATAACCCAGTCCACCGTTGGGGGTGTTGTATTTATCCAATTAAAGCCATTAAGGCCTACATTCCAACCAACCTCTACAACTGATATTGAATAAATAATACCTCTCCAGTCTCCGTTATTGGTTACTATAAGATTATTGGTGTTGGTAGCGTTAAAATATCCTTTAGCAAAATAAACTTGACTTACCGCAAGCGTGCCTAAGTTAGTTGACGAAGTACCTCCAATGCTAAATACCATACTTGGGCTTGCACCGTAAGCAGTTGGCTCAAAAACCATTTCTACATAATAAGATTTGCCCGCTACTATTGTTGGTACTGCTTGGCTTACTGTTCCAGCAAGTATTGTAGCTACTGCATTAGTAGTATATCCCCAGCCACCTGTTAAAGTCCAACCAGTAGCACTACCCGTAAAAGAGTAGTTTGTCATCTTCTCAGCACTTGGGGTAAATGTAGGGTTTATAGTTTGATTAACGTTAAGGGGGGCAAGTTTAAACTGAGTGCTTATCCTATCGTTATTCTCTTTTAATATACAGTATTCACGTTGAATAGTACCGCAAAAACCATTATCATAATTAAAGACTAAAGGCTGGTTGTTATTAAATACATATCCCATTAATAATTAATATTATTGGTTATTAGTTCTATGTTGGTATTTCCCGAAAGGACTTTTCTTCTAATGCTTTTAGCCCAAGCCTTTGTAACATCGTTTTGTGATATAAATAATTGATATGCTTTGTCTGCGTTCACTTTTATAGCGTTCCAATTAGAATAAGAGATATTACTATTAAAAGCAAATTTATTAATTAATATTTTATTTTTATCATCTGGCTTTAAAATACCTCCGTTATTTGAGTAAGTCATTTCTAACTGACTGCTCGTAAGTTCAAAATCTAACAAATAATAAGTCGGAAATACTGGAGGGGGTGAGGGTGAAGTAACTGATAAAATTTGCATACTAAAGTCTACCCATTCAATATCTCCCGCATTGTAGAAGTCCGAAAAGGTAACCTCATAAACAAATTGATTTTCGTAAACGTCTGTAATTGCCAAAACTATTGGGGCTGCTATATTTGGAGTTGCAGTAAGTATTGAATAAGCGATTATTGGTAGCGGTTGTAAAGAGTGCGCTGGGTCGTTGTAAGCTTTAAATTTCGTTACATCAAATACTACTTTTAATTTAAACGAATAAAAACCATTAGCGGGGCAAGTCCATTTATAGGTCGCTGGGTTAAAATCTGCTCCAGGGTCGCTTATTTCAGTATCAAAGGGCATTATAACACTAAGAATAGGCGGTATAGGGTTTATACTGTCATCGTAATTATAAAGGCTTGTATTATTATAAACATTGAATAAAACGTTACCTGGATTGTTATTCTTTATTAATTCACCGTGAAAGTCTGTCATCTCTAACACCCAATCGTTCATAAAGTATCTATTATAATAACCGTAAGGAGGGTTAGCAAATGTTGAATACTTGTTACAATCGTGAGGATTACTCATTTTATTGTCGTATAGTATTAAGTAATCGTAGTTATCGTAGTTGTTATCGTCATCCGCTTGCATTGTTTGGTAAACAATAAGATTATGGTCTGTTACCAATTCTGTTTTAAGGTCTAATGTATTGGAGTTGTTACATTGACCAGCCACGTTGTAAGTTTCAGGGTAAAACGTTAAAGCTGGAATATATCCTATGTAGTCAGCGGTGGTTATGGTATAGTTATTCGTTTGGCTTCCTACTTCAACTGAAGCGTAAAGATTAGTATTGTCAAAACTTAGTTCTAATTCTTGTGTATATCTAAAAGAAGCTAATATGTTTTCGTTTTGGAATACTGGGTAACGTTCCGCTTTCATTGTTAGGCTTCCGTCTGCATTTCTTTTTATGTAAAACCATAAGTTAAGAAGTTTAGCTATGTTTTTAAATAACTTGTCGAACGTTATCCATATTTCAGCCTTTACACTACTTCCAGTTGTATCTCTTAAAGCTTCGCCATTAATTATTAATATACCATTGTCAGCTACTCCGTCTTTCCAATTAGTGCCTGGAGTGGTAGCTTCAAACCAATCACTTTGAAAAGTAATCTCACCGTCAGTCATAAACTGTACTAAATATTTTAAAGCATCGTAAACGTCTATTCCATATCTACTATCGACTAAATTACTTCCCGTGCTTGGGTCAAATGGTTTTATCTCGATATAAGAACAAGGAGTTATAGTTACGTTATTTTTGCTTTTGTTAGACGTCAGTAACGCTTCGCATTTATAGTTGTTAAGTATCTTAGCAAAATATGAATTATCTACTACCTCGCACTCTACCGTACATTCATTAAGATTAAATACAGAAGTAGAAACGTAAATTTTTCCTACTTGATATTCCTCAAAGGTGTTGTCCTCTCTGCCTATTAGTAGTTTAAAGTCTATTTCCCCGCAAAAGGTGTCTGTATCTCTAACAGTTTTAATATAATCATAAGCGTTATTTACAAAGCTTATTCTGGTGGGATATTTAACTAATATACCCCTTTTGTCGTAATCACGCTCTAAAACCTCCTCAAACTCCTCTATATCTTTTATAGGGTAGTCTGCACCGTCAAATAAAGTATTATCTAAATAATATTGATAACTAAACATAACGAGTTGGTTTTTGAGTATACTTTAAATTGTTAACTATGTATTCAGCGGTCTGCATAGAAGTTTGTTTAAGTGTCTTTCTTAAATAGTGGTCGTCGTACATTTGAAACTTTAATGAGTTCGCTATGTTTTCGGCTAATCCTTGTTGGCTTACTTGGTTTATAGACTTGTTAAGAATTGCTGGTCTTACATAATTATCATAAATAAACTTTTCGCTCATACCTTTATTAATGCTTTCTAATAAAGATTTGTTCTTTTGTGCATCGCTTCTATTTACTATAAATTCGTCCTTTTCTGCTTCGATTAACGTACCTCCGTCCCTATGTCTTTTACCTTCAATCCAACCCCCTTTCTCAAACTTTTGAGCGTCTATTAATGCTACTTGTGCAGCGGTTGTTGCTATTGCTGCACCTATTCTAATTGCTTGTAAAATACCTGTTGGGTCTGGTGTGGTTGCTAATATGTTTGTAATAGCCAATGCACCGTTTATAATTGCTTGTTGTTTTTTATACTTTTTTTCTTGCTCAAACGCTTCTTTCATTATTTGCTGACGTTCTAACTCATATTGACGTTCGTACTCTATACGCTTTTGGTTAGTAATACCCGCTTGGTTTATTCGTGCGTTCTTTTCGTCCTCTATTGCTCTAAGTCTTGCGTCTCGCTCTATTGCTATTTTTTGTAGTTGTTGTTCAAAATATAAGTTAGATAAAGTTTGTGCTAACATAATACTCTCAATGAGTATTGTTTTTCTTCTTTGTAATTCTTTTTGATATTCTTCTTCGATTGTATTTCTCTCTTTGTCAACATCTAATAATTCTTTATCGGTTTCAAGTAATTTTTTAGCTTCTTTATTTTCTTCTTTTTGAACTGACGTTATATCTTTTCTTGGAGCAAGTTTAAATCCACCTTCTTCGGCTAATTGTTGTCTCCCTTTTTCAATTTGTAGTTGTTTATCTACTAATTCTTTTTGTTTTTCTAAATCACGTAAGCGTTTTATATCTTCTTGCCTTAAATCTTTTTTAAGTGTTAACTCATCTAAAAGAAATTTTGTGTATTTAGCAATATTAGAATTTAACTCATCGTAAGCACTTACTTTTTTCTTAGCTGCTTCGGCTGCTGCTAATTTTGCTTTTGTAGCTTCTTCTTCTTTTTTCTTTTCTTTATCTAATGTATCAATATAATCTTTTTTGTCTTGCGCTAATTTATTTATTGCATCGTTATAAATTCTTGTTTCTCTGCTTACTTTAGTTACAGGGCCAGATAAGTTATTTTTTGCTTCAGTTAATTTTAATATAGCAGTATTATAATCTTGTACTGATTTAGCGGTAGTATTTACGTTAGTTCTATAATCTTGTAAACCTGAAATTAAAGGTCCATAAACTTGTGCCATTGCTTGCGAGGAAGTTCCAAATAATCTTTCTAACTCGTTTAATACTTCTTCATTTTGTGCCACATTATTTAGAAAATCACTTATTCCGTTTAAAGCACTTTTAACTATGTTTGAATTAGATTTACCTATTGCGTTTAAAAGCCTATCCCAACTATCTCCTAAGTTGCTTATTTTACCGTTTAGGGTTTCGGATATTGCAGCCATATTACCAGAAACACCTTCTAAATCTCCTAATGATAAAATATAATTGCGTATACTATCGTTAGTAAAATCTACTTGTGTTTTCTGTTCCTTAAATGTAAAGTTTACTTTATTGCCTTCTTTTTGAGCCCTTATACCAAACTCCTTTAATCTTTCAAATTCACCCGTTTGAGCGTCTATTATTGCTTCTGTTAATTGGTCAAATGATTTACCTTGACTTGCAGCAACATCACCTAATTTTATAATTTCTGCCGTTGTAGGTTTAAAACCTTGATTTACAAGTTTAACATAACTTGAAGTTAATTCGGAAACACTAAAAGGGGTTTTAGAAGCTATTTCCTGTATTTGCTGCATTGCCAGTTCTGCTGCATTGCTTGACCCTAAACTATTCTTTAATACCGCTTCGTATCTTTCAAACTCTCCCCTTGTTTCAATAACTGATTTAGTAAAATTTGTTATTGCACCAATAGAAAAAGCACCTATAATATAATTTTTTAATCCGTCTAACTGTTTGTTTAAAGCTTGTATGCCACTTCCAGCGTCCTTTGTAGCTTTATTGGCTTTTTTTCCAGCGTCTTGTGCTTCCTTTCCGAAGTTATCGGCAGCCTTAGAAGCATTGTCAAACTCTTTCTTTACCCTCTTTTCCTCGTCTGTTAAGTTCTCTAATTCGTTAACTGCTTTCTTTGTGTTGGCTTCGGTGATTATCTTAATAACTACTTGCTGACTCATTTATTTTACTATTTGCTGCCTTTATTTGTCTGTCGTAATCCTCCAAAAGTAAATGATACTCATAAACAGTTATCTTTGATAATCCGTCTAAGTCGTAGCCGTATTCAGTTGCGAGGCGATGGTCTTGTAAAAATCGTAATTCTTGTCCCTCTCGGATAACATCGTAAAAATGCTTTCCAAGTGTGTCTTGTTTATTTTTTTGCTCACTTCCGTATAAATGTCTAAATCTGCTGGCGATGAATTCATTAAGGGTATTGTATCGCTCAGTGGCACTTGCAAAAAAAAATCACTTAGCTTTAACTCTTTCCACCTGGCTATTTTTTGCAAATTATACTTGAAGTCATAACTATAAGGGCTTTCGTTTTCGTCAAAATAAATAACAGAAGATAACTTATAAAGTAACTCAACATCAAAGATTAAATCTAAACGCTCTTTTAATTGCGTAGTAAGTTTAGCTATTTCGCTTATCTGTATACCGTTTTTATTATTTATACAATTAAGCACCGCAACGCAATGGGCTTGTAAAAACTCTCTATTGCACCTCATACTAAACTCGTTGTAGTATTCGCTTGCTACCATTGCCCTACCATTAGCAGCGTTAAATACGTCTTCAAACTGAAAGTATTGTTTACCGTCAAACTCAAAAGCCTTTACTATTTTGTATTTGTCCTTTGTGTGTTTTTCGATATACTCAGCTTCCGTTTTAGCGTGCTTAGCTAATATCTCATTAACACGAGCGTTAATCTCTGCTTCTTGTAAGTTGTTATACTTACCTGTTATTATTGTCTTAAACTTAGACCACATATTTATTTAATGTTTCTTCAAATAAGTTACCGTTGCCCCTTTCTGTAAGTTTGTTATTTACAAATAACTCAAAATAAGACCTTTTGGGTTTTATCTTACACATTACGTTAGAGCCTATTTTTATAAAAGTAATTGTAAGCGTTCCACCGCAAGAACACCTTTTTTGTTCGTAGAAGTCTTTAGCTTTCAATATACTTTCCATAAATTCCATTTAAAGCGGTTACTACAAATATAAATATAACTAAGTTTATTAGGTTTAGATTGTCAATGTTTTTGTAACAATAAAAGAGAGTACCCCAAAAAGAAGCCATACAGTTAATACAACCAATTAAAGGTTTATAAATATAGTAAGGTAGGTTATCGTTTGCATACTTGCCTAAAGGCGCACCAATAAGACCATAAATCTTTCCGTTGTAGTATTCGTACTTTGTTACTGACCATAAGCCTGAGCAAAACAGACTACATAATATCGCTTGTGTTAACATTGTTTATATTTTTAATGAAGTTTCTATGGGTTAAATTAACTAAGTAACGGAAGCAGTCTAATAAGTCGGCTTTCGCTGCTTCGGTTGAGCGGTCTTTTATAATCTTGCCTATGTCATCTACTTGAACATACTTTAAATCAAATATGAGGTGTTTATTCTCTGGGTTTATAGTTATGTTTCCGTGTTGGAGAACGCTGTTTAAAAGGCTTCTGTTTTGCTCTATTGACGGATTAACAGTTGGTACTTTAATTTGATTTTTAGATACTTGTAATAATTGCTGAATGATTAGGTAATAGTTTAGACTATCTTTAACCATTGCGGAGCCATTTTTACCCGTTGCATCGCCAGTAATTATGTAAACAGAATAAGGAAAGTCTGTCTTTATCCTTTCGCAAAGTTCGTAGATATTGGAGTTTGGTATTTTGTATTCCTTAAATACGAAAATATAGTTCATAATCAGGATTATAGGAACATTCTTTTAAATGTTTGTCTGGATTAAAAGAATAGGCAAAAGGCTTATCTACTATGTCAATATCCTGAGCCATTATTTCGCATTGGAAAGTTAAGTCGTCCATTTGCTCCCTTAATTCGTCTATTTCTTGTTTTGGGATATGAGGATTGTCATAGGTATTAAATACCCAACTATTCCATTTATCGTCTTTTTTTTTAGCTAATGACTTAAAATAGGTCATTCCGAATTTAGGTGTACTCATAAACCAAGCATCGCCCCCATAATCGGCTAAGGTTGGTTGTATGGCAAACTTCCAAGCTTCCTCAAACTTTTTTGCCTTTTCGCACTCATCAATTATTACCCTGTGATATTTTCGACCTCTACCGTTGTTTGGTTCTTCCATTGACCACATATCGAGTATTCCGCCAGTAATTAATCTTATTTGTTTTACGCTTTCGGATTTCTCGCTTATTATTGGTTGTAAAAGGCTTTTAATCTCTATCCAAACATCGTGTAAATCTTTATAAGTTGGTTGCCACATTCCTACAATCTTACCGTCTAATAAAGGTTGTATTGCTAACTCACAAGTTAAAACAGTTTTACCGAACCTCCTACCGCATTTTAATACGTTGTAACGTTTAGCATTATCAATTATGAATTGTTGCTTATCGTGTAAGGTTGGAAGTTCAAGGTCTATTTGCATTTATTTACGGACAATCTTAATAGAAGAAACACCCTCGTTTTTAACTGTTTGTTCTGGTTTACCCTCAAACCTATCCATTAACTCATTGTAGGCTCTTACGTCTCCTTTTAAAGCTTTAGCAACTAAAGCCATATCCATCTGTTCTAATACGCTAAATTCCTCTTTTGCTCCAGTTACGGGATTAGTTTTAGATTGAACTAAAGAGAATAAACGCATTAACCTGGTCTTTGAGTTTTCAGTTCCTTTAGGTCTGCCATTTGGGTTGCCTGACTGCCCTTTTTTATATTCGTGCTTTTTTATATTTTCTTTATTTGGCATATCGCTGAAATTTCGCTGTTTTTTAAATTACTTCTCCGTTCTTCTTAATTATTAAAGTAGGGTCTAACTTTTTCATTCGGTCAATAATAACTTGGCAGTATTTAGGGTCTAATTCCATTCCGTAGCATTTACGTTTGAGTTGATGTGATGCTACCATTGTGGTGCCTGTTCCCAAAAATTGGTCTAATACAATATCACTTTGTTTTGTGAATTGCAATGCCCATTCAGGTAAATCAATTGGAAATGTTGCAGCGTGAACGTGAGAAAATTCATTATTTCTTTGTGGTTTTCCTCTGTAAATATTTGGAATTGTTCCTCTAAAATTGGCATTTGGAATTGCTCTGCTTGCATTTTGTTTTGAGGATATGAAAAACATATATTCCCATACGCTTGTCATAACATTTTCTGCAATTGCAGGTGCTCCGTGTCCTTTATCCCAAATCACAACATCAATAAAATTATTTTTGTATTGATGCAAATAATCAATTAATGCTATTTTATTCCCTGCAAGACTTTGAATGTTGCAAATCAAATAATCTGCGTTCATCAATGAATTATTTGTAAATCCAATCAATAAATCTAAATAACTTGATTGTGTTTGATTATCATTGTACTCGTTGTATTTATTGTCGGTTGTGTGTGTATTTCCACTCAATGCTTCACTTTTTCCTGCATTATATGGCGGTGATGTAAAAGCCATATCCGCTCTTTCTCCGTTCATTAACCTTGCAACCGCATCACTATCCGTACTATCCCCGCAAAGTAATCTATGCTCTCCAATCTCAAATAAATCGCCTAAAACAATATCGGTTTCAACTCCTCCTTCAGGAACATCAAAGTCATCTTCTTCTGCTTCTGGAATTTCTTTAAAGCCATCAGGTATATCTAAACCCCATTCTTCTGCTTCGGGAAATTCTGTTGCTATTAATGACCAGTCCCAATCTCCATAACCTACATTGTCTTTAATAATAAATTCCTTTTGTTGTTCTGGTGTTAAATCGGATGCTTTAATTACTGGTATCTTTTTTAGTCCAGCTTCCTTACACGCTTTTAACCGCATATTACCACCTAACACTATCATATCGTCATTTACTACTAAAGGACGTATTTTTAGCATTTCGGGAAAGTCTTTTATTGATTGTACTAATTTTTCAAACTTTTCATCCCTTATAGTACGTGGATTAGAGGAATTTGCTTTAATAGAATTTAGGTTGATTTCTTCTATTTTCATAATAAAATTT